CCAGTATGCGAGTATCACCACAGGATAGAATCAAGCATAAAGGACAGACTAGATTGGGTAATGCTTAACAGAATGTCCGATATAGAGCTAAAAACCTTTAGTAAAGCCGTGAATCTAAAGGACAGAAGAGATAGATTAAACAATCAATATGGAGATTACACTTAAAGGCAGGATTCCTAGTAAAAAAAATCAAAAACAGATTATTTACAGAAACGGAAAGCCTTTAATTATAAGCTCCAAGAAGCACAAAGAATGGCACACAGAGCAGATGTGGATGGTAAAAGGAAAAGGTAAAGTGGAGGAAGTAAAGAATATTGACATAACACTATACGCCCCAGATAAGAGAAAAGGGGACTTAACCAACAAGGCAGAGAGCATCATGGATTTACTTGTAGACGCTGGAATCATTGAAGATGATAACTGGATGATTGTACCGAATGTATTCTTAAGGTTCGGAGGAGTAGATAAAGAAAACCCAAGAGCGGTAATAACAATCAACAAGAAATGAAAAAAGGTCGATACGAATGTGATAAATGCAAAAAGGAAGTAGGTCAGGTCTACGGCAAGCAACTAAAAAATAATGTCCTTTGGTGGTGTAAAACGTGTTTCTATGGAGAATGAAATCCATACAAAAAACGACCATCCGTGGAGATACGAAACACAAAGCACAATATACCAATGTCACTGCGGAAGAAAGTTCATAAAGATATGCTCTATACAAAGTGAATGTAGAGAATGCAGTAGGCCTTATTGGTGGATGATATTAATTAGATTCAAAGATGAGCATAAAAACAATAACCTACAAAGGAGAAACCAGAACCGTGGCTGAATGGTCAAGGCTAAAACACATTAAAGAATGTACAATATATACAAGGTTAAAAGCAAACATGACTTCCGAGGAGATATTTGAAACGCCAGTAAGAGCAAGGCAGTACGACAGAAGGTTCAACCCTTCAAACAATAATTGGAATTTAATATTAGATTTAGAAAAATAAACATGGCAAACGAAACAAAAGAAGTAAAAGGAGAAGAAGTAAAAAAGAAGCTAGTAATGGCAACAGAAGAACAAGTGAAAGAACTTAATGCTTTCCTGGAAGAAAAGGGGGTGGTTATTCAAGGTATTCCATTTGTAGGAGACAACGGAGCAATGCGAGCTAGGGTGGTATTAACGCAGTGGGTGGATGATGTAGAGGAAGAGGTAACGGAGGATGCAGACAAAGAGGATAAATAGTGGTAAAATATAGTTAAATGAATATAACTCCCTACAGTAAGAACGCTAAAAAACACCCTAAAAAACAAATAGAGCAGGTGGCTAACTCAATCAAAGAGTTTGGTATGAACCAGCCTATCGTAGTAGATAAGGAAGGGGTTATTATTGTTGGTCACGGTAGATACGCAGCATTACAACATCTGGGCTGGGATATTAAAGACGAACACATCAAAGTGATAGATATACCTAAAAGTAAAGCAGACGCTTATAGACTAGCTGACAATAAACTAAACGAATCAGACTGGGATATGGATTTAGTATTAGAAGAACTTAAAACACTATCTGATGAGGAGATAGAGCTTACAGGTTTTGATAACGACCTGATATTAAACGATGGACTAGATACTGATTTTACCCTCCCCAGTGGGGACAAATCACCATTTCAGCAAATAACATTTACACTTTCTGATGAACAAGCAGAAATTATTAAAGAAAAAATTGCGGACACGAAAAAAACAGAACTTTTTAAAATGACTGAAACGTATGGTAACGAGAACTCAAATGGGAATGCTTTATATGCAATAATCTCTAATTATGGGTAGGGCTAAAGACATAGAAATGAGGGTTATCCCTGCTAAGTTAGCTAATGACTTTGTAAAAAAACACCATTACTCAGGGAAAGTTGTCTCGAATAGTAGTTTGCACTTTGGGTGTTTTCTCGGGGGTGCTTTGCATGGCGTTATGAGCTATGGTAGCCCACTAGATAAAAGCAAGGTATTAGGAACTGTTGAGGGGACAGGATGGAATTCTATGTTAGAGTTAAACAGAATGGCTTTTGACGATACGCTCCCCAAGAACTCAGAAAGCAGATGCATATCTATTTCTCTAAGGTTGATAAAGAAAAATGCTCCACAAATAAAGTGGGTTTTGTCGTTTAGCGATGGAACACAGTGTGGGGATGGCTCAATATATAGGGCAAGTGGGTTTAAATTGATAGGGATAAAGAAAAATAAAAATACATGCAAATTGCCATCTGGGGATGTTATACACAAGATGACGCTTGAGTCTAGTCCGAACAGCCCTAGAGGGGAGTTGGGGGGCAGAAGTTATTACGAGCTAACAGGGGGGAAGTATGACTTTAGTAAATATGTAGAAGAGGTGGGGGGAGAGATTCTTATTGGGTTTCAATTGAAATATATATATTTAATAGATAAAGAATCAAAACTTAACGTTGAGGAGTTGCCTTTTAGTGAGATAGATAAACAGGGAGCTGGAATGTATAAGGGGGAGAAAATAACCCTAAAAGAAAGGCAAAAGTTATCCACAGAATAGCTTTACATAGGTATGTATTGAGAGTATTCTCTATATATGGATGAGGTAACAAAACCAGTAGAAAAAAAATATAAAGTACAGTATTTTGATGGTATAAGTATGTCATGGATGGATATACAAAAAACCTACAACAATTTACAGGACTGTGAAAACGCATTGATGGCAAGTAAAAAGTGTCGTATAATGGTGATAGAGGGTAAGAAAAGATACCCTATACAAGCGTAATTAGTGTAATGTAGCACGTGTCTATTCCATAGATAAGGTGGCAGTTCAATTCTGACCATTACGCACAGCTAAAAATATGGTATTATAAGTAATAACAGTTAAGTAACAGTTATGAGCAAAGTACCAAATCAACTAACACCTTTTAAGAAAGGACAGTCTGGCAACCCTAAAGGGCGTCCCAAAGGGAGAAAAAGCTTCTCTACATTATTTGAGGAGGCTTTAGTGGTATTAGGTGAAAAGAACGGGAAAGAACCTACAGAGCTAGAGCTAGAAATAATACAGAAAGGTGTCGCTATGGCTAGAAAGGGGGATTTTAAGTTCTATAAGGACACAATGGACAGGCTGCATGGAACTGCGGTACATAAATCAGAATCCAAAGAAGAGATAGTTTTGACAGAACTTACAGAAAAGGAAAAAAAATCATTGCTAGGTCTCATTAACAAATAATGACAGAAGCCCTCAAGAAGATGATAGATGGCAAAAAGGAAGAGCGGGTGTTCCTTGCGGAGCATTCTTTCTTGCTATTTGCACTGTACTATTTCCAGAACTACTTTCATTATCCAATAGCTCCTTATCATAAAGAGATGGTAAAAGACCTACATGACTTAATGGAAGGAGAGATAAGAGAGGTGGCATGGATTATGTTCAGAGAGTCAGCAAAGACCACATTCGCAAAGCTATTTATTATATGGATGATTGCCTATAAAAAGAAGATGTATATCAACGTGGATTCTTTTGATAAAGAAAACGCAGAACGAATACTATTTGATGTGGCGTATGAGCTAACTAACAACAAAAGGCTCATGGCAGACTATGGCCCACTATTCACCAGAAAGAGAGTAGATAACGAGGTAAAGCAGACTAGGATTAATAACTTTATTACCGAGAACGGTATACGAGTAGAAGCCCATTCAACACAAGAGTCAGTCCGTGGACGTATTCACAGGAACCAAAGACCAGATTTCCTTTTATGTGATGATATAGAAACAAACAAAACAAAGGAGTCTCAAGCCTATACAAAGCAGGTTAGAGATCATTTAACGGAAGCTATGGCTGGTATGGCACCAGAGGGCTGTATTCTCTATTTAGGAAACTACATTACGGAATACGGAAATATTGCTTATTTAATGGAAAGAGCCAAGACAGATGAGAGGATCAGGGTTAGGAACGTCCCTGTGATGACTGATAATGTACCCGCATGGCCTTCAAAATACGCCCTTACCAACGAGGAAGCTAAAAAGACAGGGAAAGTATCTATTGAGGACAAACAGACACAGCTAGGCTCACAGGTGTTCTCTTATGAGATGATGAATCAACCTATTGACGATAGTATCGCTGAGTTTAAGAGAGAGTTTGAGCAGAAGGCTACTCTTGATGAGATTAAGCATTTAAATAAGTTATCATTCGCTACTATTGATAGCGCTGTGTCAGAGAAGACAGCGGCAGACTTTACTGGTATCACAATTAACCACGTAACAGAGGAGAATAATTGGTACATAGAAGCATATAGACTCAAGATCAACAGCAAGAAGCTCATAGATCATATCTTTTATCTATGGGAAACATACGAGCTTGAGATAATAGGGCTTGAGAAGACTACATTCACAATGGCAATAGAACCATACATCCAGGACGAGATGAGAAAACGCAATATATTTCCTATAATAAAACCACTTACTCACAACACATCATCAAAAGAAACACGTATCAGAGGTGTAATCCCACGATGGGAGAGCAAATCAATCTACTTTATAGGTGATAACCAAGAGTTGAAGCAGGAAATGAGAGTATTTCCACGAGGTCAGAACGATGATGTGCTTGATTCGCTCGCTATGCAGGCTGAAATAGCTCACGCACCTAACAAAATGCAAGACTTGAATGCAATATTGGGCGAAGATGAGCCAACTTACAACTCTATCGGGCTGTAGTGTGGTATAATGAGGTGATTAAAGGCAAAAATACGGGGGGAAACGTAAATAATGATCAAAAAAGACATAAGAGACGAAATAATCTCACAAGCAATCGAAGAAATATCGTTTGCAAGGGAGTATAAACAAGGAAAAGTAAAGAATTGGCAAGAAAACGAGCGACTTTACGCTGGAAACAAGCCAAAAGCAAAAGAAAGCCGAGCAAATGTAGACTTAGGGCAGATGTCATCATTCGTTCACACACTACTATCTAAGATTGATAGCCCTTTGGTGTTTAAGTTCACTAAAAGAAAAGAAAGTCAGTTGAAGCGAGTGAACATGCTAAACAGGCTACGAGCAATAGATTCAGACGCTAACGATTGGGATATTAAAGATATTGTAGGAAAGAAGCAGGCTATCATTTACGGTAGAGCAATCTATTCTTACTACGCAGACAGTCATAACGGATATGCAGCGCACCTCGATAACGTAGATGTGTATGATTTTCTTATTGATCCATCAGCAGGTGGAATTGATGTTGAAAATGCAATGTTTATGGGGCGATATGGTGTGGTGAAAGAGAGGTGGGAGATTGAACAGGGAGTAAAGGACAAGACATACTTACGAACAGAATCACGAAACCTACTACAAGGAAGCGGAAACTCTACAGAAGAAACACAAGAGGAAACAAACAAAAAGAGCCGATCCTACGATCTTGGTGTATGGAACTCACAGAAAAACATTGGAAGCCCAGATAAATACATCTTTTGGGAGTGGTACACAACATACAAAGGTGAGCGATACTACCTACTTCTTAACGAAACAGGCTCAACAGCCATTAGAATTGAAAAGCTAAAGGACATTTTTGAAAGTAACAAGTTCCCATTCTGGACATGGGGAGCGTTCCCAGACCTTACAGAGTTCTGGACACAATCATTCTGTGACGGCGTTCGAGAGGTATTCATGGCTCAGTCAGTGTCAGTTAATCAGTTGCTGGATAACGCAGAACAGATCAACAAGCCTATGAAGGTTGTAAACACAAGCGCTATTGAGAACCTTGCAGAGCTTAAATACAGGAGAGACGGATATATCAGAACTAAAGGACAAGTAGACGCAGATAAAGCTATTCAGCCTTTAAAGACACCAGCTATCACAACTCCTATCAATGTGTACGAGATGCTAGATGGTATTCAAGAGAAAGCTTCAGGAGTAACAGCAGGAGCTAAAGGTGTAGCGGAAGAAGATAAAGTAGGAATTTACGAAGGCAATCAAGCTAACGCAGCAGACCGATTCGGACTCCTAAACAAGACATATACATTCGGTTACAGAAGATTTGCCCGACTATGGGAGGATGGAGTAAAAGAACATCTTGTTAAGAAGGTGGCAATCGACATTCTGGGCCCAGATGGACTTGAAGTGATCGAGGTAACAAGAAAAGACCTATTCAGAAAAGGAGATGACTTCAGTATCTTAGTAGAAAGCTCAAACGCAGAGCTTATGCAGTCACAGACAGAGAAACGAACACGAATTGCTTTCCTTAACTCACAGGCACAAAACCCACTACAAAACCCTCAAAAAGCATACGAGCTACAGGCAGATATTGCAGGCTTTGATGAGGAAACTATTAAACAACTTATGGATAAATCAGAATTTGGTGACGCATCAGTGATGTCAGAGGCGGAAAGAGATATAGAAGAAATCCTTGATGGAAACATTATTTCACCAAACCAAGCAGCCAACACAGCATACAAACAGAGATTCGTAGACTACATCACAGACCACCAGGAAGATATATCAAATGAACAATTCGTTGCACTTATGCAGTATGTACACTCACTAGATGAGATTATAGTGAGAAACATGATGAGGGCAGCAAATGACAAGCTTTTGAAGCAACAACTTGCAATGGGGGAGCAGGTTGCAGCAGAACAAGCTGGAGCGCAGAGAGCATTAAAAGACCCAGCAGACACAGTGTCCCCTGAGTTACAAGATAATTTTAATTTAAATGAAATATAAAGTTCATCAAAAAGCAGAGGATATAAAGGACATTATCATCGAGAAGACAGGGCATAAAATACACTTCACTCTAAGAGAGATTGAGCAGACAGAAGCTCAGAATGCTACAAAGCGAAAAGAAATAGAAGCAAAGCTCAAGGTGGAGAAAGCAAAACTTGTGAATATCGCAAGAAACAACGAGTTTATAAAGGACATGTCAGAAGAAGACCTTAATGCAGCATATATGTACTATGAGGCGCAGCAGTACATTACCGTTGCAGACGATCTGATTAAACAGTTCAACGAAGCCTCAAAAGAGCTAGAGGAAGAATTAAAGGACATTAAGAAGCAGATTCCTGAACTTAATGTAGTAGTGGTGGATAAAAAAGATTTAGATGAAGAAACCGACAAATAAAGAAATAAAGGACATAGACAACGAAGAATTGAACACCCTTGCAGATCAGAGGGATGATTTCAAGGACATGGAAATACTGGCTGCTTCAAAAGGTGGCCAGCTCCTTGTTTCTAGTCTTCTAAAGGATGTCGTATCTTCAGTAGAGACCTTGTGCATGGACTACAATAAGCTTACACAGCCTGAGTTTATAGCCCTGTCAGCAGGGATGAAGGAAAAGATTGATATTGTTCGGGTTCTTACTAGGGCAGAGAAAAATAGGAAGTTTATCGACAGTGAAATACAAGAACAGTTTGAAAGCATACTAACTAATTAATTGTTGGGTGCTTCCTTTTGGTAAGTGTTTAATGCTCCCCAGGTTGCATTTATCAAAGGGAAATACCTCGCAATTAGACTACGTTTAATTGTTGGTGTATAATATTATCAGGGGAGTGGACGACACTCTAAATCTACTACGCTTGAGAGGCGGTAAAAACCTCCGTGGCACACCACGTTAATCAGGAAAAAAATATGTCAGAACAAGACAAAGATACGCAAGGACAAGCGGTAAACCCAAACCCAGAGACAACTGAGGAAAAACTAGCAGAGACAACTGAAACAGTACAACCAGAGGTAGCTCCCGAGGTTGAACCAGAAAAACCTATCGGAGATATTATCGCTCCAGTTCAAGAGGAAAAGCCTCAAAAAAAGGACATAGGACAACGATATATTGAAGAAAAGAAGCTCCGAAAGGAACATGCAAAGAAGATTAAAGAGCTAGAGGAGAGAATTGCACAAGGCGAGAGTCATGCAGACGTATCAGATGATATTGAAGCACTTGCTAAAGAGCATAATATCGACTCAAGTTTCCTAAATAAGCTTGTTTCTAGTATAGAGCAAAAAGCAGAGAAAAGCCTTGAGGAGAGAATTGACGCTAAACTTGAGCCTTTAACTAAAAAGGAACGAGAAGCGAAGGTAAGCGAGGTATTCACTAAAGCGTATGCTGAAGTGATAGAAAGGATGCCAGAGTTTAAAGATGTAGCTAACGCTGATGTCATTAAAACACTTGCAACTAACCCAGCTAACTCTAAAAAGACACTATCTCAAATTCTCGAAGAAACGTATGGTAACGCTATCACTGGCAAGCGAACCATTGAAACAACAAAGCCAGGAGGCGGAAAAGAGCCTACAGAAGTTGATTACGACCGTGCAAAGTCAGATTCAGCGTACTTCAAAGAGATTATGGCAAACCCTAATCTTAAAAAGAAATACAATGAGCAGGCAATGGATGAGCTAACACGACTACTTTAAATCTAATAACCTGGGGGATTTAATAGTAAATTAAACCCTAAAATGGCATTAAGTAATTTTCAGGAACATTTCGACAATTCATACGAAGAAATCTTCCAAAAAGCATTGGTTTCTAAAGAAATCATGAACACTCGCTTTGAAGCGAAACTAAAATATGGAGAGTCAGTAGAACGATTCACATATGACATTTCAGGAGTTCGAGTACGAACAGTTACACGAGGATCAGCTTCAACAGTTGATACAGTAACAGACGGAACAGAACTTTTGACAATCAACCTAGAGAAAGAAACAACATTCCACATCTCAGATGGAGAAGTTACACAAGCTGGCCCACTTAACCCTGGAACAGTTATCGGAGGACAGATCGGACTCAAAGTAGCTATCGATCTTGACTCACGATGTTTTGCAGAAGTGCGAAACGCATTGCACACATTTGACACAGGAGACCTTACAACAGGAGCTTCAACAGGAGTACCAGTTACATTGTCTTTAACAACTGTGCCACAGATGACAACACGAATGGCTGCAAAGCTTAAAAAGCAGAATAACCAAATGGTTACTTCAAACATGGCTTTCGTTGTTGACTCATACGCAGCAGCAGACATCGAGCAGTACCTACTTGGAAAAGATATTGATATTGCTGGATCAGTATTCAAAAACGGATACGCTGGAGCAGTACGAAACGCAACACTTTACGTTTCAGAAAACCTAACAGGTGTAGCTACACTTGGACTTGCAACTAACCCAACAGACGGTGACACAATCACATTTGCTGGAGTTACAGTTACATTCGTAGCAACACTTTCAGGAGGTGATTCAGAAATCCACATTGCATCTACTGTAGACATTACACGAGCAAACCTCGTAGAATGGATCAACGCAGGAGGAGCTAGCGCAGAAGCAGAAGCAACTGACACAGGTTACTCAGCAGGATCAACAGCAGATCAGGATGCTCTTGACGCAGCATCAGCTACAAACGACAACACAGCAGACACTGCTTTGATCGTTGTACCAGGTGCAGGACGACTTGTAGTATCAGAAACTCTTACTGATGGAACAGACACATGGGCAAACAGCCACATTGCTGCTTACTTCGGAAAGAAAGGTGCTATCGACCTAGTTATCCAAGACATGAAGAAAGTTGATTTGCGACCAACAGCAGATCGAAGAGGAACAAACGTATTCTCAAGCTACCTTGCAGGTCTAAAGACCTTCACAGATGGTTCTAAGAAATTCCTTAACGTGCTAATCGCAGAATAAGCCTATTGGTTTACTCAGTCCCTTCGGGGATTGGGATAAGCCCATAAAATAATCATGACAGGACAAAACATAATAGATAGGTTCGAGCTTCAGGTTGATGATCTTACAGAGATGTCTTCAACAGAAGAACTTGCAATACTCAACAGGGTTTATAAGAGAGTTTGCTCTCAGATGCCTTGGGAGTTCCTAAAAAAACAAGATAGCGGTTCCATTTCACAAGATTCAGACGGTTACTACATAACAAAACCTTCAGATTTCCTTTATTTCTCAGAAAACGGTAATTACACAGATAATTCAACTGAATGGCAGGGAAATAGCGCCTCACGAGTTATATTCGTGGGTTCTTCGTATACACCTATAAAGATAGTGAACTTCTCAGACAGACGACAATACCGAGATTCAGCAGGGTATGCTTATCTTGACCTTGTAAACGATCAAATTAGGTTTACAGCAGACCCCCAAGAGTCAACCTATGAATTTGACTATATCTACCTACCAGACGACCTAACTACAGCAACATCGCCTGTATTCCCTTCTAACTTCCATGATTTCCTCGCATATGGAATGGCAGTAGAGAACGATATATTACAGCTCTCAGAAAAGGCTCGATCATACGTAGGAGAGAACACAATCAAGTTTGAAGAAGACTTAGCAAACATGAAGTACTGGAATAGCAATCAACGACATGAATAATAGTGAAATACAAGTTTTTACAAAGGGAGTGCATAATCTTTGGGATTCAGAAATAGTCCCTAAAGAAGCAGCTCAGGACTCTAAAAACTGGATCACTATAGACGGAAAGATAAGACTAGTGAACGGAAAAGAGTTAATAGGTGCAACTGGCGTGATCGGAAAGATCAGCGGCCAGATTTTTGGGTATAAAGTAGACGGATCAACAGTACACTGGAGAAAAGTAGGCACAAAGATACAATATTTTGACGGCACAACATGGCAGGATGTAGTTACAGGACTCACACAGGACTCAGACTACACATTTTCTAATTATTCATCACTGGCAGGAACATTTACCTATGCTTTTGGTGAAGATGGGATTTATAAGTTCCATAACGCAAATCCAGGGTCACACTGTTCAATGTATGACAGCACAAAGAACTTTAAAGGGCACGCTTTTATAGACAGAGGGCGAGCAATACTCTGGAATAGAACAGAAGACAAAACAGGACTATATGGCTCATGGATTGATAACCAGAGAGGTGTTTCGGGCGGTACAGGTGTATACACAACGGTTACAGGGGAAGCAACAACATCTGACTCAGGAACGCTAGCGTTTAAAGCAAGCGGAGCTACTAGAAACTGTTTCGGTGTAACAATCACTGTTACAGGCTCAGGTCAGGTATTCACTGATAACTATGACGGAACACTTACTGGGGATGGTGGGGACACAGGAACGATCAATTACATCACAGGTGATTACACACTCACAGAATCAGGGGTGGGAACTGTGGATTACCAATGGGAAGACTCAAATGTGCGAGGAGTTACGGACTTTTCAAAGTCAGCCACTAGACTAGCTGGAGAGGGCTTTCAGTTTCCTCAAGACGAGGGTGGAGATGCTATTCTAAGCGTCAAAATTGGGCAGGACGGGGCGTATTACTCAATGAAGACATATTCCTCATATAAGCTTGCAATAGACGCCACAGACACAAATGCCACTAACGAGGTATATAGAAAAGAGATTGGAGTTCCTTCACTCAGGGGAGCTGTTTCAACTGGAAAAGGGATCGTATTTATAAATACAGCAAATCCAGAGAAACCAGAGATGACTATTCTTCAAAAGAACATCACAGGAGACAATATTGAGCCTATTGTGCTATTTCCTCACTTTAAGTTTGAAAACTATACTTATGACGACTGTACTGTAGATACATACGACAGATATATTCTTGTGGCATGTAAAACATCAGGTGCAACAAGCAACGACACCATTCTATTGTGTGATATTGATACAGGCTCAGTGGATATCACTAATTACTACGCAAGAACATTCGCACGAACAGGTGGGCTTCTTTACTCAGGTTCATCTATTACAGAATCTTCATACAGCCTATTTAGTGGCTATGACAATGATGGAGACGCTATTGATAACTACTACACAACAAGCGACGACCTATTTAAGACAGATAGGTTAAAGAAAATACGAAAAATACGCCTTAGAGGGCATATCGCACCAGATCAAAGCTACGAAGTGTATGTGAACTATGACAATCAAGGATTTACACAAGTGGGGACGGTTGTGGGCTCAGGTTCATATGTTGATAATTCATCGCCACAGTCAATCGGTAATAACATCATAGGCTCATCTCAGATCGGAGGTTCAGACGTAACAAACATATATCCGTACTATGTAGAGTTAAAACTTAGCAAGCCGCCTAAGTTTAGGAAAAGGAGTATCAAATTCGTAGCAAAACAAATTGGTTACGTTGATATTGCATACATTATGGATTATGACATCAGAACATTCGAGCATAAGATTCCGAATCAATACAGACAAAAACAGAACGTAAGTCTCGATGGTGAGAGTGTAGACCAGTAAAATGACGACAGGGTGAAAATGTGGTAAAATTAAAAGTAATTCGGGGAGCGCATTAAATAAAAAATGGCTCAATTATTAGGAACAGTAGTCGCAGACTTTGAAACACAGTTAGCAACAGCATTAGCTGTCGGCGACACAACAGCAACATTACAATCAGCTACAGATGATGACTCAGTAGCCCTTCCATCAGGGAGATACTTTTTCACTATTGATGGAGATAGCTCAAGCAAGGAACACATTGCTTGTACTCTTTCTGGTACATCACTTACAGCTATTAAAACAGTTACACGACAAGGTGTAGAAACATCAGGTGTAGCACGAAAACACAGGGTAGGAGCAACAGTAACAATCACTAACTTTGCTCACATTAAGCAGATAAACGACCTATTGGACGGGACAACCGATTTTGATTCAGCTACTCCACTTAAATATGACGGTGATCCAACACTCTCAAATGACGAGGATATAGCGACAAAGAAATACGTTGATGACGTGGCTATCGCAGGTGGGGCAGATTCTTCAACAACAACAAAAGGAATTACAAAGATGTCAGTAGCACCAGCTTCTGCTTCTAATCCTATTGCAGTGGGAGACAATGATCCAAGAGTGCCTACATCAGACGAGAATGATGCTATGGCAGGAACATCAGGAACGCCAAGTTCAAGTAATAAGTTTGTCACAAATGACGACACAGCAGAAACAGGAAATTCTGTCGTTGTTAGGACAAAGTCAACAGGAAAACTAGATGAGTCCATTCTCCCAGATTCAAGTGAAGTAACCCTCACAGCGGGAGAAAATATAAGCCAGTACGATGCAGTTGTGATAGGGGATGGTGTTGAATATTCTTTAGCTAGTAATGACGCAGGAAGTAATTCCGAAAACCTAACATCTTCTCAGTGGATGTCACAAAAATTCACAACATCATCTGGTGCAATCACAATTAGCTCAGTTAAGATTAAACTGTCGCTGTTGTCAGGTTCTGCGAGCAGGCCAGTTAGAGTCTCTTTAAGAGCGGATTCTGCTGGTAAACCAACAGGTTCTGATCTAGATTCAAAGGATGTGTCAGCCTCTCTTACAACATCACCTACATACATAACATTTACATTTGATACTCCCGTTTCTGTGTCAGCATCAACTGACTATCATCTTGTTGCAAGACTTACAGATGGAAACTCAGATGTTTATATTGACAGGGACAATGATGCAAGTACAGGAACAAACAAGTCAACTGATAGCGGTTCTTCTTGGTCAGCTAACAATGGAGAGTTGGAGTTTGAAGTGTTTGAAATAAATAACACAGCAGGCGAGATATATCAATCGGACGCATCTAGCAATAATTTTAGGGCAAATAATTTTATTGGTATCGCTCAAGAGGCTATTTCAGCGTCCTCTACAGGAGAGGTGTCAGTTACGGGTGTTGCAACAACGTCAGGGCTTACAGCAGGATCTCAGTATTTTCTATCAGATACATCAGGATCAGTTTCTACGTCAGCAGGATCACAGTCAGTAAAGATAGGACAAGCTCTTTCTGCTACCCAGCTACTACTAAAGCACGATAACTCATAGAATCATGGCAATATCAACACAAGACAGAAACAGAGCTTTAAAGGGACTATCTGATCTAGGTTTCACAAACCCAGACGACCTTGAGCTACAAGGATTTCTTGATGAGAATCCAGCACAAGCTGAACCAACACCACAAGTAAATTTAAATGACGGTGTAGCACGAACACCTCAAGAAATTAGAGCAGCTCGACAAGCAGCAGGACTCGATCCAGTTACAGGGCAAGCTATCCCAGAATCAACACCAGAACCAACAACTGGTGATTTAGGGCTTGTGATGCCCGAAGATATTTCGCAGCCTACAGATCTAGACCGTGATTATGACGCATACCTAAAGTCAATAACTCAACCTGTAAGTGATGAAGAAATTAGACAGAGAAAGCTAGCGGAAATACAAGCGGAAATAGACGCAACAAATAAAATATTTGCGGATAAACTCCAGAGGGAGATGGTTAGAGGTCGTGGTAGGCTGGGGTCTGATACAGCCATGTCAGGAAGACGTGGGCTTTTAGGTTCAGACTTCGGGGAGGCTAGGGCAAGATCTGTGGAGGACTTAAATAAAGAATCTGAAGATTTAATTGAACAAGAAAGGCTAGCTATTGTTTCAGCTCTCATGCGTGGGGCTAATACAGCTGCGGCTGAGGAAGCTGCGGCAAAAAGAGCCGCTCTTTTGGGTGGGTTTGAAGCAAGGAAAGCGAGAGAATCAGAGAAAGAAGAAAGAAAGATTGCTAATGCCTCAAAAGCAGCAAAGAATCTTATTTTACAAGGGTTTAGCCCAGACAAGCTGAGTTCTCAAGAGTTAGGTTTATTTACAAAGAGGTATGGAATTACAAAAGATGAGCTAACTTCAGCATACGACTCAGCACTTTCGGCTCAGGCAGCAGCAGAATTCGAACGAGAAGGAGAATTATTGTCGAGAGGTAAAACACAGGCAGAAATTGACAAGATTAACTCAGACACAAAACTAGCCAAAGAGAAATTCGAAGAAGACAAAAGGCAGTTTGGTCTTACATATGCAATACAGCAAGCTGATTTGGCCATAAAACAAGCTAAGGCAGTTGCAGAAGGGGTGACTACAGGAGGTATACCTATTCCAGAACAAAAGCTACACCTTGATTTTCTTAAAAAGACGGCTACAGATGCTCAAGATTTGGCAAGTGCTTCTGGTAAGGGTGTGTGGGATAAAACAGCAGGCTACTTTGTGGGTTCATCTAAATGGAATCAACTTGATACTCTCACACAAACCTTAAAGACCAACCTTTTGACTCTTAATACAAACCCAGATGTTAAGAAATTCTTTGGCCCTCAAATGTCAGAGGCTGACGTAAGAATGATGACAGCATCAGGAACAACACTTGATGCAGCAACACTAACACCAACCCAAATGGGGGACGAGCTTACTAGGGTCTTTAATCTATTCGGTAGGATTCAAAAAGCTCTACCAGAGGGGGTTACAGCTGCAGGAATCGAAGGAACGGGTGGCTCGGAATCGGAATCGGAAACCTACCAAGTAGGGAACGATACTTATGTATTAGGTGACGATGGAAGATATTACTTACAAAAATAACTATGCCAGCAGGAAAAGGCTATACACTTGAAGAATTAAAAGCAATGGGAGCAAAACCAGTCTCAAGGCAGGGTGGTTTAACTTTGGCTGAATTGCAGGCTATGGGGGCAAAGCCTGTGACAAAACCTGAAAGAGAGATACGAGGTACAAAAGTACCATTTCCAGCTAAAAAGGGAGGAGTAAAGACAATCCCAGGTAATGTTGCAAGAACATTTGGGAATATCCCTTCTAGTTTTGGTAGATTTATGGAGTCACCAGTAGGTCCTATAGGAGTGGCTAAGACTGGAGGTGAAATACTTGGTGCTGGAGTAGACATAGCTAGAACAGTAGCAACATCTCCTGATAAACTGGGAACATTACGTGCGGCAAAACAGGGTGTTGATGAAACGGTCCAAGGAGGCGCAAAAGGAATCCTTAAAGGCATCGGTAGTTTTATTGGTACACAGCTTTCTAAAGGACAGCTCAGAGATGTTGAGACTCGAAACAAACAAACAGAAAGTAGGATAGTTAAAGAAATTGCAGATAAAAGAAAAAGGGGCGAAGATACAACAGCTCTCGTAAGCTCTCTAAGAGGTCTCGTAGACAGCAGAAAAGGTATTGAGGATATTATAGGAAAGGAATCAGAAAGAAAAACAGCAGGACAAATAACCTCTGATATTGCTTCTTTTGGTATTGAAGACCCAGTAGAGGCTGCATTAGTAATAGGTGAGCCATTTGCTCAAACAAAACAATTCAAGAGGGTCTCTTCTTTGGTTGGGGAAAAAACAAAGGAAGTTGTGGGCACAGCTAAAGAAACGCTTGCAAACAAAATAGAGGGTGATATAGAAAAAAATATTGTTAAAAGATTTGAAAGTGGAGTTAAACCACACCTGCCAAGTAGAGCAACTCCTGCTAAGGTGGCACAATACAAAGATGATGTTATAACTGCAACCAAGACAATCTCAGATAACAAGGCTGATCTTAAATTTGTCGATGACCTAGGGGATGTTTCAGTAGGCAGAAACCCACAATCACTTCAGGAGCTTTCAGAGGGGTTAGAGCAAACAAAAGGAACTATTTTTCATAAGTATGACTCTCTAGCAAAAGAAGCTGGAGAAGAAGGGTTGTCGATAAATATATCGAAAGTGGCAGATGAGTTGGACGAGGTTGTTAATAGTCAGTCTCTAGCACTAACTAACCCAAATGCTATTAAGTATGCAGAGGATTTGCAGGAAAGATTGCGAGGTATAGGTGAACTAGGATCAGAAGTTGCTCAAGATGTAGTTAAGCAATATAACAAGTCGCTAGAAGCCTTTTATAGAAATCCATCATACGACAATGCCTCAAGAGCAGCCATCGATGCCTTGGTGGTTAATAATGTAAGAAAATCACTTGACGCTGGTATTACAGGTATTACAGGCGCAAGTTATCAAGCATTAAAAAATCAGTACAAAGCACTTAAGACAATTGAGAGGGATGTTATAAAAGCCGCTTTGAGAGAGGCTCGAAGGAATAATAAGGGGCTTATAGACTACACGGATATTTTCACAGGATCAGAGGTGGTGGCTGGAATTGCAACAGTAAATCCAACCCTTGTTGCTAAGGGGGCATTTGGTGCAGGAATTAAGGAGTTCTATAAATACCTTAACAGCCCAAGCAGAGCTGTTAAAAAGATGTTCCAGTCTGTAGAAAAATTACCTCAATCGCGTATACCGAAAAGCCAAGCAAAAAATCCATCTACTACTGGTGGGAAAAATCTATTACCCACAAATCCTAAGAATAGGACAAATAATGCTCCAAGTAATATTGACATACCTAAATCTAACCGTACATTACCGAAAAAGTCAAGTGAAGCAGGGTTCATATCTCTAACACCATTTAAAAACGATACAGAACTAACTACTAAAATACTCCAAAAGCTTGAAGGTAAAACAACAGTATCAAAGCAGTTTATCTCTGATTTAACTAACTCAGGAGACCTAAAACAAGTAGAAAGAGAACTAATACGAGAACTTCTTGAAAAGGAGGGAAAGACAGTTAATGTGGCTGAATTTGCAGCGAAAGTACGAGGGGAGTTGTTGCCTTTGAAAGTAGCAGGTAGGGACTCATCAAGCTATCAGTTTGAGAATGTTGCACTACCTGATGACGTAAGAGGGAACATCGCTAACTATGATGAAAACATTTACGAAAGTCCTATTAAAACATCAGCAGGTGACGTTCATTTCAGTGATCAAACAGATAACTACTTCGGTCACACACGAATAGAAGACATGGCAGACGATAAAACAAGGCGTGTTATTGAGGTGCAGAGTGATTTGTATCAAAAAGGTAGGTTGGAGAGTGAAGTAATTAGTTACAATAAGGGGGATAAACTGAGGTATGTAACTAAGGAAGAAAATGTTCCTTTTAGAGGAGATGTTGTTGAGGTTGTGGCAACAACACCATCTGTTAATGGTGTTACAGTAAAATGGCCTGATGGCAGCATATCTACAATGCAATCAGATGTATTTCAACCTTTTGGCAAAACAGGAAAAACAAAACTCTCTCAATACAACAACCCTACAGCCCACTTCCGAATGGTACGAGAAGAAATCAAAAAAGCCTCACAAGACGGTAAAACAAAACTACAATTCCCTACAGGTGAGACAGCCATGAAGGTTGAGGGGTTAGGGATTGATTCATCTTGGCAATCAGGAACACGACAGGCTAGTATAGATGATCTTATTATTGGAGAGCAAATTACCAGAGATAATACAAGTAGGTGGATTATTGTTGAGGTTGGCGATAATGGGAAATTCAAAGCAGCTCCAAAAGATAAGGTCTTCCCGAAGGCAAATTATTTATCGGAGGATTTGGGTTATAAGGAGATTCCAGCTAATCGAGTATATAAAGATATTGACGCAGAACAATTCGACATCTCAGGCAAGGTAGACACCTCAAACCCTATCTACCGCTTCTACGAAAAAGACCTACAGAAATACCTAAAACGCTTTGAAGGTAAACGAGTAACAGACGAAAACGGAGTAGACTGGATGGAAGTGCCAATCACAAAAGATTACGCAAATAACCCTGTAGATGCCTTTGGAAAGATAGGAATAAACCCCCTCACAGTCGGCGCAGGGGTTACAGGACTAGCGGCCTTTGGATCAGCCGTCTTAACTAAAGATAAATAAACATGCCAAACGAAGACACAAACAACCTTATAGAGAACCTCATTGAAAGCACTGATAAAAATTCAGATGCTATTAATGCTACAAACGAAGCTATCCTTGAACAAAGCACAGATAACGGTTCGCTTATAGAACAGCAGATAGAGGTTGCGGATAAGTCTTTAGAGGCGCAGAGAGATATTGCAGAAGAACTCAAAAAAGAAAAAGTGGTAAAGGTAGATGTACAAAACAAAGAAAGCAATGACGGTATTGTAGAAGCTATTGGCGCACTTGCTAAAAACATTGCAGTAGTTGAGGGGAAAAAGGGAGATAAAGGAGACAAGGGTGAAAAGGGAGACACTGGAATCAAAGGAGAAAAAGGAGAAGACGGAGTTGATGGAATTGATGGTAAAGATGGATTGAATGGAAAAGATGGAGCTGACGGAATTGACGGAAAAGACGGTAAAGATGGAATTGACGGAAAAGACGGAAAAGACGCAGAAAGTACAGAGGTAATTAAAGAAGTTGTAAAAACAATTAAATCAAAGAAGATTAGCTATGATGATTTGAAGGACAAACCAAACATTGAGCAGTTTATTTCTAAAAATATTGCCTCAAAGACAGTTTCCCTTGTAGAACTTGATGATGTTGATTACTCAGGTCTTACACAGAACTCAGACGGTAAATATGAGCTTGGGTCAGGTTCAGGAGGCGGAACACCAGGAGGCTCAGACACTCAGATGCAATACAATAATGCTGGAGCATTTGGAGGCACAACAGGTATGACGTGGGATGGTGATCTAAACTTTACAGATACTACAGAGATTAAGCTTGGAGATGACGGAGACGGACGACTTTACTTTGACCCAGCAGAAAGCGCCGTGCTTCTTACTCTTTCAGGAGGTGCTACTACATTTGTTGTAAACAAGAACGTAGAAGCTCTTGGTCTTAGAATACCTTTCAATGATCAAACTATCCGAATGGGTAATTCCCAGTATGGACACATCAAATATGATGGAAGTGATGATGCTCTTGTTCTTGAAAACACAGGAGAAGACAGAGATATTATCTTCAGAGTAGATGACGGAGGTGTAGAGAAAGACATTACCCTTGATGGTGCAGACTTTGCCCTAAAATCAAGCACAGGTACATTTAGTTTTGATGATGACAACATCATTACCACAGGAACAATAACAACCTCTGACGAGGCATACAGCTCTTCATGGGATGGTGATCTTACTGTGCCTACAAAGAATGCTCTATACGATAAGATTCACGCACTAGAAACAGGGATTGACTGGCAAGAATCTGTCATTGAAATACAAACAGACGGAACAACAGATCCAGGAGCTTCACCAACACTCGGAGACCGATACATCCTTTCAGACATAGCAAGCGCAAACATTAACTTCGGTGTAATCTTAGGTGTAGCAGATAATGATATTGTTGAATATGACGGAACTAACTTCTTTATTGCTTTTAATGTAAGCGACAACACAGAAGGAGGTGCTACATGGGTGGAAGACGTAAACACTTTCTATGTATACAACGGTACAGCATGGGTGAAATGGAACAGCACTCTATACACAGCTTCAGACGGTGTCCAGCTTACAGGGAATGACATTAGTCTTGATGTAGGAGGTCTTGCAGAGTTCACAGGAATAGACTTTGCAACAGATCACTTTGTATACGAAGATGTCTCAGCAGGAGATCACAAGAAGATCAAATGGGCGGATATTCAAAGCGCTTCTCGTGCAGGATTCAATGATGGGGACATAACATTCTATGACAGCTCAACTACTTCAAAAGAAAACTCAGAAGCTAACCTAAACTACGATAAAGCAACAAATAAACTCTATCTTTCAGAAAGTGCGCCTGTAGACATTGCAGGCCAATTTAATATCGAAGCAGAAGACGTAAACAACGGAGTGAACGTGGTAGGACAATCAGGATATTCAGCTAAATACTTTGTGGCCAAAGATAATGCTCTTACTGAACTCTTTTATGTAGACAGCACAGGAGGAGCTTATTTTGCAGATGATGTTGGAATTGGAGCAACACCAACAAGAGCATTGCATGTAGAGAAAGGACAATCTTCTGGTTTCTTGGGATATTTTGAAAACACAAATGCTCTAGGTTACGGAGTGCAAATTGTTACAGCAGGGACAACCTCAAGTATTACGGCTTTGGATGTAAACACAGATGACTTTGCAATTCTTGG